GAGTTCTTCTACTGGTGGAGCAAATGCCTCTTCTAATACACCGGGAGCCGGTGGAGCAGGTACAGCAAGCCCAAGTTTAAGAGGCGCATTTACCGCTTCTGGCGGCGCTGGTGGCTCTGGACTAGCTTCTTTTGGCACTGCCGGTGGTGGCGGCGGGGCTGGATCGCCTTATGGCACTGGCGGGGCTGGTGGATCAATAACTGCTGGTCAAATAGGCGGTGGCGGTGGCGGCGGTTTTGGCGGCAATGGAGGAAGTATTACGTCAGCTTCAGTACAAGGCGGTGGCGGTGGTGGCGGCGGTATTTTTGCTGGAGGCAATGCCAGAGAAGCTGGAGGCGGCGGCGGTGGTGGCACTACATCGGCTGCTTCCGACTGTGTAGCCACAAATGTTGGTGGAAATGGTGGAACTGGTTATGCACAAGGAACAACAACATGCTCTGGCGGTGGTACTTCAAATACAACTGCAACTGTAGGCGCACCCGGTCAAGGCGCATTTAATGCACAGTCAACTAATTTTATTGTTGCTGGAAGTGGTGGTGGTGCTTCAAATTTAACGGACATAGTTGCTAGGACTTTATGTGGCAGCGGTGGTGGTGGAACTTCTGATCTTAGTACTGCGTATCGTTCTCCGGCTGGAAATGGAGGCCCCGGAGGAGGGGGCGGTGGGTCTGGGTCTGGTAATACTAGTGTTAACCCAACAGGCGGAAATGGTGGGATAGGTGGTGGTGGTGGTGGTTCTGGAGCTTACGGAGGTAGTAGTTATGGTTTTGCTGGTAATGGCGGTTTAGGCGGCGGTGGGGGAGGTGCTGGGGCAAGAGTTGCAGGCTCTTCTTTTGGTTATGGTGGAAATGGTGGCTTAGGTGGCGGCGGCGGCGGCGCAGCTGGACAATCGGTTTCTGTAGCTGGCACAGGCGGCGCAGGATTTATTGTTCTCTACTGGACTGAAGGATACTAATCATGAAATACGCATGGATTGAAAACGACAAGATTCGTGATATTGCTCATATCAACCCCGCAGAAATCTACCATCCTGATGTTGCCGCACTTTACACAACACAAGTGCCTGATGATGCGGTGAATGGTGATGGCTGGGTAAATGGCGCTTTGGTAAAGCCAGAGCCTGCCCCTGAGCCTGAGCCAGCACCTCGCAAATGGACTGCTAACGACTTTCGTGCTGGCATGACGCTGGCAGAAAAGACCAAGTGGGACAGCGACAGCGCACCTGAGATCAAGACTGTGAAAGCAGAACTGCCTAAAGAGCTGGCTGGTGCGACTGAATTGTTGGACTTCTTGGTTAGTTCAAGTGTGATAAGCGCGGCAACCAAAGCCAAAATATTGGCTTAAACCATGATGACACCACTTGAAGGAAGATTCGATACGCACGAACAAGTGTGCGAGTTTCGTTATGAAACTATCAATGCTCGACTCAAGCGCATTGAGCATATCTTGATTGGTAGCTGTGCCGCCATCATTGGAATGCTATTGACGTTGGTGCTGAAGCTGTGACGTGGACCCCATATCCCTGTTATTCGCCGCCAATGCCTGCGTTAAGGGGATCACTGAACTTTGCTCTTTGTACCGTGATGCCAAGACAAGTTTTCTTGAAGTCAAAAGCACAGTCGATGAAGTTGTCGGGGACGCAAAGGCCGTCCAGTCTTGGTGGAAAAAGCTGTTTGCTCCAAAGCCAGCAGCCACCACGTCCAAGCCTGTGGCGAAAAAGAAACCAAAGTTCGTTGCCTATGATGAAACACAGGCAATGGCTGACATCATCAAAGAACTCAGTCGTTTCTGGAGCTTGCAGGACCAATTAACGGCCTACCTGCGCGAGGAGGAGGACAAAGCCAAGGTCTACGATCCCAGCATCAGCAACGCGCAGATGATGGAAAGCGCGATGAATCGCGTGATGTGTAGGCAGCAGATGGAAATTCTCTCAACAACAATTCGGGAGATCATGGTGTACCAAACACCTGGCCTTGCTGACTTGTACTCACAGACATATGAGATGCGAGAAGTCATCTCACAGGAACAAGAAAAAGCTAGACTCAAGCAGGAGGCCAAGAAACGGGAAGACAGATGGCTACATCGCCAAAAGGAAAGAAACTTCCAGCTAAAGCTGGCAGCAGTAGTAGCAACTACCCTATTCCTCCTCTACCTGTGGTTGTGGCTCCTGTTCGTCAGTCAGTGGGGGAAGAGATGATGGGGTGGATCGCGGCTTGTGTGTTGATTTGCCTGTTACTTCCCTTGGGCGCATTTTTGTTCCTCGACATCTTGGAAGCTAAGCATGAAGTTAAAGAGCAGGTCGAAAAGGTTGAGAAGTTAAGACGTGAAATCGAAAGGGAAAGACGTGAAAAGAAGCCTAGCGATAATATTTCTGATGGCGCTGTGTCTGACAGGGTGCGAAGACCGTTTTAGATATGCTTGCCAAGATCCAAAGAATTGGGAACTTGCCGAGTGCAAACCTCCCATTTGCACAGCGACAGCCACATGCCCTGACCAGTTAATCAAGCCAGAACAGGAGAAGAAATGATGGCTACAGTTGGATACAAACCAAATAACCGATTGTCTCCAGAGGAGATCGAGGCTCGCGTCTGGGCTTGGGTCATCTTTGTGATCTCTATCATCTTGCTTGGCTCATGCTTTAGCTTCATCTATTCTGTGACATTCGTCACACAACCCATGTCTTCTATGGCCCCAATCGACAAGGTCTACACAAAGATGATCAACGACATCATGCTTCTATGCACTGGCGTGCTTGGCGGTGTAGCTGGCCGCAAGGCTGTGTCTGCTGCTGTTGCCACGGCTACCGCCAAGGCAGAGAGCATTGACAACGACAACGATGAGCCGCCAAAGCCATGAAGGATCTACTTGGCGGGCTGCTGGTGCTGGTTCTTGTGTTTGGCGGTGGCTACTGCACCGGCAAGCACTATGAGCAGGAGGCACAGCAAGTTGAGGTGGACAAGCTCAACACCGAAGCCAGAGCCAAGGAGGTGGCGCTTGCCGCTGCTGTAACCACAACTGCTGACGCACTGAGGAAGACGAATGAACAAGCCAAACTTGCTGCCAAGAAGCGCAATGCTGATATTGACTCTGGCATTTACAAGCTGCGCCTCAAAGCGACCTGTGCCGTACCAGCCACCACAGATCCCGCCACTCCCAGCGGAGATCGTGGAGGAGAAACATCAGCCGAACTTAGTCCAGAAGTTGGAAAAGATCTTTTCGCAATAGCCGAAGAGGGTGATCGAGCCATCACCAAACTGAATGCCTGTATCGATTTGTACAACCAAGCCCTTGAATCACAAAAGGAAATCAAATGAATCTGTCAAAAAACTTTACCCTTTCTGAACTTACAAAGTCAGAAACTGCAACACGCCTAGACATTGACAACACACCAAATGATGAGCAGATTGAATCATTGCGTTTGCTTTGCGAAAACATCTTGCAACCAGTGCGAGATCACTTTGGTAAGCCCGTAAGAATTTCATCAGGCTTTCGCTGTGCAGAGTTAAATTCAAGCCCCGCAGTAGGAGGCTCAAAGACCAGTGACCATTGCAAGGGTCAAGCAGTTGACTTTGAAATTGATGGTGTCCCAAACCCTGAGCTGGCAGAGTGGATTGAAAGTAATCTTAAGTACACTCAATTGATTCTTGAGTTCTATACCCAAGGCCAGCCAAATTCGGGCTGGGTACATGCCTCGTTTAATCCAGAGAGTCTCAAATGTCAATCACTGACAGCCGTCAAGGTGGCGGGTAAGACTCAGTACTTGCAAGGTTTGCAGGCTTAGTAGGCGCAGACATGGCATAAGTGAAATAATATGCTATGGCAAACAAGAAGCAACAGCTAGAAGTACCGGCGATCCCCAGCTTGGGGTTTGCGCCGGATACTTATGAGCGACGCTATTTTGGTGAAATTCATGGCGCATTGAACGGCTATTTCAGAAACCTGATTAGCACGCTGAGTGCGCTGTTTGGATTTCGGGGTGGGAAGTTTTTGAACAATCCCCACGGTGCTTTTCAGGATTCGACAGACCAAGTTGCGGCCAACACGACCACGGCCTATGCCATCACGTTTGACACCACCGACTTCAGCAATGGCGTGACCTTGTCGAATTCGTCAAGACTGAATGTGGAGCAGTCTGGCATCCATAACGTGCAGTTCAGCGTCCAGTTCAAAAACACCACCAATGACACGCAAGACGTTGATGTCTGGTTCAGAAAGAACGGCACTGACATTGCCAATTCAAACTCTAAGTTTGGTATGCCGCCAAGGAAGTCATCAGGCGACCCATCACATGTGATTGCTGCCCTTAATTTCTTTGTCAGCTTGGAAAACGCCGACTATGTGCAAATCATGTGGCGGCCATCAGATGTTGGTGTTTCGATTGAGCACTATGCGGCAGGCACGTCACCAACAAGGCCAGCAGTGCCATCAGTCATTGCCACTGTATCTTTTGTCTCAAACTTACCGACAATATAGCCATGTACATACCGATCAAACTACCGCCAGGCGTTTAC